GGTTCCTGTCGCATGGTCTAGACCTTGACCTGGTCAGTGACGACGGTGCGGTCACCACGTTGGGATTCGCGAACGCACCGTCCGGGATCAACGGCCGGTTCAACGTCAACCCGGGCGAGTTCCCGGCGGCCGGGAACGCCTCGCACGGGTTCTACGGTGTGGACGTCGTGTACACCGTCGGTATCGGTGGGAACACTGCGCCGCAGGTCACGGCCTTGTCCTTGGTGGACGTAACAGGAACGGTTACGGCGACTGCGACTGTCCAGGACACGGAGACACTGGTCGGTGCGACCGTCCGGTACGACTGGGGCGACGGGTCGGCGCCGTCGGTGTCGTCCTGGCCGGTGGTCCAGGCCGCCCACACGTATGCGGCCAACGGGCTGTACGCCGTCCTGGTGTCGGTGACGGACTCGGACGGTCTGTCCGGGTATCGGGCAGGACCGATCGCGGTGACCGTCGGGGCCGGGCCGGCCGGGTTCGACATTGTGCGTGTCCTGGACGCGATCACGTCGCATGCGGCGGGGTTGGGCCCGTTCGAACAGGTGTTGAACCATGAGCCGAAGACCGCGCCGGTGTCGGGGTTGACGGGTGCGGTGTGGGTGCAGGACCTGGACCTGATCGCGGGCTATTCAGGTCTGAACATGTCCGCCCTGCGGGTGGGGTTCATCCTACGTTTGTATGACTCGATGACCCGGGAACCGCAAGACGCGATCGACCCGGACATGACCCGGATCGTGAACGCGTTGTGGACCGTCTACAACGCCGATTTCACGCTCGGCGGCCTGGTCACCGAGATCGACCTACTCGGCCAGTACGGCCAGCCGCTGATCTCGCGGGCCGGCTACACCAAACAGGACGGGAAAATGCTCAGAGTGATGACTACCTATCTGCCCGTGATCATCGCGGACGCGTACCCACAGGAGTCCTGAATGGCCAAGACGTCCGGTCTCGGAAACGCGCTCTACGTCGCCGGGTTCGACCTGTCCGGCGAAACCCAACAGTGGGCGATCAACGGCGGCAACACCCCCATCGACGTCACCGGCATCCGCCAGGAAGCACCCGAACGCATCGGCGGCCTGTTGACTGGTCACCTGAAATACGTCACCCATTTCGACCCCGTCGCCGCCACCCACCTGCACCTGTCCACCCTGCCCACCGGGCAGGAACACGTGATGATGGCGCACCGGGAAACCATCGGCGCGCCGGCCGCGTGCCTGATCTCCCGACAGATCGGCTACGACCCCACCCGCGGTGAAGGCGGCGCGGTCACGTTCAGTGTGGATGCGGAGTCCGACACGGCCGGGGTGGACTGGGCGGCCATGGCCACCGCCGGCAAGCGGGTCGACACCACCGCCACCAACGGCGCGTCAGTGGATCACGGGGCCGCGCCACCGGGCAGCTTCGGGATGCAGGCCTGGTTGCAGGTGTTCGCGTTCACCGGCACCTCGGTCACGATCAAGGTGCAGCAGTCCTCCGACGACGGCGTCGGGGACGCGTTCGCCGATGTGGTCGGCGGGTCGTTCGGTGCGATCACCGCGGTGGGGGCGGCGAAGCTCGCGACGTCCCGCACCCAAGCTGTCGAGCGGTACCTGCGGGTCGTGACCTCCGGGACGTTCACCACCGTGACCTTCGCTGTCGCGGTGTCCATCAATGACACGGCGGTACCGCTATGACCCTGTTCGGCGACCCCTACGCCAACGTCAACCAGGCCATCAAACTGCCCGCGCACCTGCGGCGGACATGGCGGCACGACACCGACGAGCGGCACTGGGTGGTGGTGGACTGCAAGACCGCGGCCGATCTCGGCGAGTGCCGTGCTTATGCGGAGGGCCATGTGGTGCAGGTCCCCGCCGAGCAGGCCGAGCAGGCACGGCACACGTTCATCCAGCTCGGGTACGTGTTCACCCCGATCGAGGCCCGCAAACCCGGGTGTAAGGCGTGGCTGTTCGGGCCGGAACAGCCGTGCTTCGCCTACCGCGGTGGGGCGGACCCGCACCGGGTGCGGTTGGAGGACGTGCCGCCGATGTTGACGGTGGTCGAGGGTGATCACCGGTCGTGGCGTCCGGAGGTGGTCACCCGGCACACGTCGCACACCTCGTTTATGGAGCACCTGCACGAGCACACGGACCGGTTGGTCGACGCGCAGAAGGCGGCGGGGCCGGCGCCGGGCACACCGTTGCCGCCGCTGGTGGTCGAGCAGGTCGAGCAGGACGTGATCGAGGCGGCGGCCCAGCCGGGCCTGTCGGCTGACACCGAACAGAAGGAAGGTTAGCCATGGCTAAGCAATCAGGGTTGGGGATGACCAAGTTCGATGTCGACAACTCCGCCGGCGTGGTGAAGGACCTCCGCAACGACATCGGCAACTTCGGCGTGCAAACCCCGCGCGCGGTGCAGGACGTCACCGGCCTGGACGTCTCCGCGAACGAGCGGATCCTGTTGCTCGCGGACTACTCGCTGGACATCGCCCTGTTTTTCAACCCGTCGGCGGACCACTCGCATGACGTGTTCAAGACGGTGCCGTCCACGTCGGTGGCCCGGACGGTGACGATCACCATGGGTGGTGTCACCCTGGCCGCGGAGATGCTGCCCACCGACTACGGCGTCACCCGCGCGGACGGCGGCGCGATCTCGGTCAAGGCCCCGATGGTGCTGGCCAACGGCGCCACGCCCACGTGGGCCTGACCTGTGGCGTATGTGCGCCAGCTGGCGCTGTATGTCATGGATTTCGATTCCCGGTTCCCCGGGCTGCACATCACGGTGCGCGGGATCACCGGGGACACGCTGATGGAACTCGACGACCTGGACGTGACCGCTGATCAGCCGTTGAAGGCGGCGGAACTGTTCATGTCCCTGGTCGATTCGTGGGACCTGAAACGCGCCGATGGTACGAGCGTGCCGCCGACGTACGCCGCGCTGCTCGGCTACGACATGGCGTTCATCCGGGATGTGGTGGGGGCGTGGATCAGGGATGTGTCGATGGCGCCGTATCCGGAGCAGGCCACCCCACCCATCACGGTCACCGACAGTAACGAGGAGGAAGAAGGGGAGGAGGAGCAGGCGGCCGCGGATCTGTTGCAGTACATGCGGTACTCCACCCCATACGCCACCGTCCCCGCCTAAGGAGTCACCGTGAGTAACGACGTCAAGATCAAGGTCACCGCCGACGACCGCGGCGCGGGTCTTGGCGGCGCGAAAAAAGAATCCGCAGGACTGCGGGATCAGGTGGTCGCAGACACCGCGGCGATGCGGGCCGCGTCCGAGCGGGTCACCAAAGCCCGCGAGCGGGAGGAGAACGCCGCCGGCCGGGTCCGCATCGCGGAGAAGGCACTCAACGAAGTTCGTGAGGTGGCGAAACCCGGGTCGGCCCGGTTGGCCGCCGCCGAGGAACGCCTCTCGGCGGCGCACCGGGCCAGCGAGCAGGCCGCCCGCGGCTCGACCGAGGCGACCCAGAAACTCGGCGAGGCGCGCGCCAAAGCCGCCGCGGCCGCGGAGGAGCAGGCGGCGAAAGCGGAGGCGGCGGCAGCGAAGCTGGCGGCGAAAGACCAGGACAGCAAGGTGTCCGGGCCCCGGTTCGACATGTCCAAATCGTTCCTGGACAAGGGCCAGTTGTTGTCGGAAGCGAAGTCCATCGGGGTCCAGGCCGGGGTCCTGCTCGCTGGCGGCATGGGCAGTGGCCTCACCAGCGTGGGTGCGGCCGGCATGTTCGTGGGGATCGCCGCCGCGGCCCAATCCTCCAACCAGCAGGTCCGTGCCGCATACAGCGGCATGTGGGAGCAGATCAAGACCAGCGCCCAAGCTGACTCGGCGGTGTTGGCTGGCACGTTCATCGAGTCCGCCCAGTCCCTGGGCAAGACGTTCAACGACCTGCGTCCGGAGCTGGTGGAGGGGTTCGCCGCGGCGAAACCTGTGATCAACGATGTGATGGACGGTATTGACCGGGGTGCGAAAGCGGCGATGCCGGGGCTGGTGACCGGTGCGCACGCCGCGTCGGAGGCGTCCAACGGGTTGGCGGACATGATGGAATCCGCCGGCCGCGCGGTCGGGAACTTCTTCACCGAATCCAGCAAGGGGGCGGCGAAGTCGGGGGACGCGTTCCGCGCGTTCGGGATGATCGTCGAGCGGCTGGGGACGTTCGCCGGCCGGATCTTCGCCGAGCTGTCCAACAACTCCGGGACCGTGTTGGCGCCGCTGGTCGGCGCGGTGGACTCGGTCGCCGGGGCGGTGGAGAACCTCGCGCACAGCGCGTTGCCCGCGTTGGCCTCAGGGGCGTCGTTCGCGTTGACCGGGCTCGGCCTGCTGGTGAACTTGGCATCGATGCTGTTGGGCGCGTTGGGGCCCTTGTTGCCGGCTATCTCCACCATCGCGTCCGCGTTGAAGCTGGTCGACATGGTCAGCTTCGGGCAGGTGGGCAAGTCGTGGGGCGAGTTCAAGGCCAGCGTCGGAGAGGGCGAGGGCGTGTTCGGGAAGTTGAAGGCCGGCGCCGGTGGCCTGCTGTCCACGTTGGG